ATGTCACTCAAAGAAGCCAGATCTAAAGTTTTGTACTGGTCAAAAGTTCTAAGTGAGGGGCAAAACCCAAAACTGGTTCAGTCCTTGGAAATTGAAACTATCAATCAGAATAGCTCATTTGAAGACTTATATCGACAGTGGCATGAGATGCATTTTAAAGGGAAGGTAAGTTCAGTGAACGTATTGAGAACTTTTGAAATACACGTATTCCCTAAGTTAGGTAAGTATTCACCAGAACAGTTAACTACAAAAATATGGGTTTCTTATTTAGATGGGATGTCTAAAAAGTACTCAGAAATCACAAAGCGCATTTTAAATTACTCCGCTGAATGTTATGAGTGGGCTAGAAAGCGGAACATGATAGCTCTAAACCCGCTATTAAATCTTAGCCCTAAAGATTTCGGTGTTAAAAAGGGGCAAGGTTCACGCACGTTAGACGACTCAGAGATTTACTACATTTTAAAAGCTAGCAAAGAATCAAGAATGGAAGAGAAAAACGCTTTGTTTGTGTTTTTATGCCTTTACTATGGTTGTCGTGTTGGTGAGCTTCGGTTAGCCAAAAAAAGCGATTTTGACTTCAATAAAATGATATGGGTAGTTCCTGCAGAGAACCATAAGACAGGAGGCTCAACAGGAATGCCATTAATAAGACCAATAATAGAAGACTCCGTTCCTGCTATACAAAGGCTTATCGAGTTAGCTGATAGTGAAGTAATTTTTAACTCAGGAACGGGTGTTATATCTTTTAACTTCCACCTATCATTTCCTAAAAATCTTATTCGATACTGCAAAAGAAGTTATGATGTAATAATCCCTCATTTTTCTATGCATGACCTAAGACGCACCGCTAGAACGAATTTCTCAGAATTAACCGCGCCCCATGTCGCAGAAACAATGCTAGGTCATAAATTACCCGGGGTATGGGGGGTTTATGATAAATACAGCTATATGAATGAAATGAGAGAGGCTTATAAAAAGTGGTGGGATAAATTGGAGTTAATAACGAAATTCGCCCCAAGGTAGGGGCGTTATTTTCATTTTCGACTCGCTTTACTTAGTTCCGAATCTTTCGTTTGCCATTCCAATACTTTATATTTGAACCATCGGTTTTTTGAGCCCTTGGAGCTACAGTCAGGGGCTGGGAATGGTAGTGCGGCTCTATTTCTTAGGCGGTTTAATGTTCTAGATGAAATACGAAGATGATTGCATACATCTTTTGTTGTCATATATGCATTATCACGAATCACTCCGCACCTCCTTTTCTATACCCGTTCATTAATATTTCTGCAGCAACTTCTGCTGGAGTTCCTTCCCACATTGCATCATCGATAATGGCGTTTAAATTTCCCTTACTGAGGCTTTCAACTGTTTTTGGCCATACATTTTGCGGGACGTCATAATAAAGGCATTCAGCTATCTGGCTGGTGGTCATTTGAATGATTTCCTCTGTAGTAAAATCCATTTTCTGATAACCAGCATCCCAAACAGCCTCAGTTACATCACTCGGATCCCCACCTGCATTTTTAATGATACTGACGAGGTTAAAATCAAGTGTTGTCATAATATTTTCCTTTTAACCTTGCCGCAGTGAGCGCATTGCATAATAAACATTTTACCTCTCATGTATACGTCACCGAATTCATCCGATCGGGTATAATCATATACAGCTATAAGAATCCACTGATGCATACCAAAGAAACACTTCCAGTTTCGGGTATCTTTAATTTCACTCATATCAGGCCTCTTCAATTAGAAGGCTTGCTATGAAGCCAGTCCAAAGACCCAGCGCATAAACCGCTGGCTTAGGCATACCAGTTGCCATGCCGATGACGACAGTGCATACAAAAGCGATTAAGTAGATGAAGAAAAGCCCAAATTTACTCATCATTACCGCCCCCCATTAACCTCTCAAGCCTCACGACTAACTCATACATTTCACTTTTGTATTGACGCACTTTTGTTAATTCGCTCATGCGGCTGTTTATCTGAATCAGCTCATCATCAATTTTTACCAGCTCAGCGCGTAATTGCTTGCTGTTTGGTACGTTCAGGGTTCCGTTTGAAACGGAGGCGTGCTGCTCTGGTGTAAGGTGATTTTTCTCACCTTTAAATTCTGGCTTTGTGACAGAATTAAGTGATATCAATTGGTTGTCGGAGGTATCTTCTAAAAGGGGTGATTTCTCCTCTTTAGCGTCAACCCACTGATAAACTTTTAAGCCGTTTTTAACTAAGCTAATCACATTTCCATTTTTGATATCAGTTTTTAAACGCCCACCAATGTTATTTGCCGAATCTCCAGTTGCTTTGGCTAATTCAGCAGCCGTCATAGCCTGCGAGCTTTGCTGTAAAACCCCTCTTAAGATTTCAATCTTAGGACGCTCATCGCTAGCCTGACATGAAAACTTTGAAGCAATAGGGCTCTTATTTGTTTTTGGTTCTGGCTGGTTAGTAAGTTGATACATACCATTAACCAGTTTTACCGCACCTTTTCGCATTTGATTGGTAATCATTGCATTAACAACCTGGGCGCTTTGATCCATATGCAAAGCAAGCGTATCGATATCACATGGACCTACTTCTTCAAGAGCATCGATAATTAAAGGGTTATTGCTCATCTTTCACCTTCCTTGCGCGTTTTTTTGGTGATCGGGATTAATTTCGGTTCGCTAACTTGTGGTGCTGGTGGTAGAGGAGGGCATACACCCATCCTGATATAACAGCGTTGTCTGGACCAGTGAATAATTCGAGCCGTCCAATCGCAACCATCATCCACATAGTGAGTAACCCGAACTATCACATCGTCGTAATCAACCATTTCATAGTCATTGTTATCTTGTTCAATCACTTGCTTTCCTCCGAACAAATGATTTTGTATGCCCTTAAAACGTGGCTTGCTTTGCCGTAAATCGTCGTCACTCGAAAAAAGAAGCCTGTTGATGATTCTTGAACTGGCGTCCATAGTTTTACTGTGTCGACAATGCGATTCAGTTTTCGGCGCTCGGTAATGAAAGACAGAATCACTACTTTGGCTGTGTTGCCTGTTTTGCTGGTGACATATTCAATTTTCATTTTTCACAACCCTTAGTGCATCGTTGGCATTGCAGGGAAAATCCCCTCTGATTGCAGTGCACGGATATAATCATCGTGAAGAATGCAAAGACCTTCGCGTCCTTTAGCTGATAGGCGAGGACCTTGTTCTAGTGAGATATCAAGAAAATCGGCATACACTCGAACAGTAAAATCAGCCATAGTGCTTTCCCGAACGTTTCAACCATGATCCGTTCTAGGTTTTCACTTAGCGCAAGGCGTAGAGGAGCAGGGTAAATACTTAGTGACGATTTACCGTTGCTATAGATGGTTGCCAAATCAAAACCACCGTTACCATTTGGCACTTTAATCGTGCCATTTTTTTCCTGTTGTTCTCGGATAAAGCAAGCCACGACTACCCAACGCCAAACTGAAACTCTTTGTTCTGGTGTCAGTGTGTCGGGTTCATCGGCTAATTTGCCCATCACGGCAGCCGCCAAATGCAAGCCTTTCAGGAGTTCTTCGTCGTATTGACCACATTCAAGCGCATTAACTGCATCAGAATAGGTAATCAAAGTGCCATCGTCGGCAATAACACCATTACCTGTGTCAGTAAAATAAGCCATTATTTAACCTCCGTTGTTGGCAATACTTCACGTTGATTCCAGATGCGAACGGCAGTATCTAGATAATCTTCGGGTTGTTTGGCACCGCAGCAATCGCAATGGATCACAAACATATCCTCACCATCCCAATTGGAATAATTCAGTTCAATCTCGTCATTGCCGCAGAATGGGCAGGGAAGTAGCTTAATTTGGTCTCTTGGTGGGCATAAGTTAATTTCTGCTAAATAGCTCATACCAAAACCAACTGGAACTACTGAATAAAGAGTGTGGTTAGTTGATTTGATATCACTATCACTAAGAATTTCTTTTGATTTTTCGATAGCGTCAGCAACGCCTAACGCTTCAATTTCCATCGATAATGTGTGACGGTGTCCGCAAGGGTAATCACCTAAATAAGTCACTTGATAGCTTGTCATTTCCATTTTTATCCCCTTACTTTGAACCGAATAATTTTTTTAGATCGACGCCGTGCACTTCTAACCAAGCCTCTGCTGGCCATGATTTAACACTGCCGAACCGAGGGTCGGGCACGGTTTCAACCTCAAGTGCTCGCTCTTTACACCACTTACGCATTGGATAAGGGTTGTGCTTGATGCCTGTTACATTCTGTACTGCGGTAATAGTTGCGTGCTTTACACTCTCACCTAGGCGCTCAGACAATTGGCGATTTTGGCGAGTGACAGCGCTTAATTTACCGAGTGCAGAGGCCTCACGGCTGCGGCTGATTTGTGATTTAGTACGCTTTGCTTCTTTCAGCTCGATAGTGAGCAGGTCGCTTTCTTTTTTAGCTTCCGCCCATGCTAAGGCTGATGAAACGGGGTCTAAGAAATTAGGCAGTCCCATTGCTGTAGGGTCGGCTTGGACAACTTGAATTGGACGAAAATAAGCATCCTCCATTTTTTCAAAGAAAGACCAGGCTTCGTCGCTATCGACAATTTTCGACATACGGGCTGCGCCTTTTTCGGTCCATAGTGACAAAGAAGTCGTATGTTTATTAACCGAGTAAATATCCTTTACTTGGTTACGAAATAAACGTAATGCATCACTTTTTAGCGTGATGATATGAACCCCTTCAACAAAACGATCTCGGTTATTGGAAAGATTCATGCGGATATTGGCTTCATCAACGCCATAACCAGCCGCTAATGTTTCCGTGGTGACAACTCGGACGCCTCTCCATTCAATAACAGGCAATGAGTTGGCATCAATGGTGATTAATTCGCTCATAATTAAACTTCCTTAATATCAATTTTTAGCTTTTTGGCTAATCGGCGTTGCTGTCTATTTAATGGCATTCGTATGTCATCGCCGTTTCTTTCAAATTGAGATAGGTGTTTGCAAACATTGGCATAATCTTTAACTTCATTTCTTTCTAAACTAAGCCCTTGGGCAATGGTCATGCCTGCAATTCCTTGTTGGGTTCTACTACGTTTTCTTTTACTCACAGCTCACCTCCGAAGTTTTATTAATATTCTCTTCCAGCAATTCAGCTTCTTTTTTTAATTGAATGGTTTCTCTGGCTTTTCGTCTTCGCTCTTTTTGTTGAAACTCATATTCAATAGCCCGACTTAATAAAGTGCTTCGCTTTGAATTATGCTCTGAGCGATAATCAGCCCATTCATAGTCTTGTTCATTTCTGGCTAGTCCTTTCGCTTTATTCCACAAATGAACTGCTTTTAAATAATCTTCCTCACGCTCTGCGCTAACAGCTTGCTGTGCGACATTTAAATAAGTTAGTTTCATTTGTTCACTTCCTTTTGATGTAAATGTTCAGCAATGAGCAAAGTAATATCACTAATGAACTCTTTGCCTTCATCGGTTAGCTTTCCGTGTTTATTGTAAAAACTATCGTAGACTTCAATTATTTGCTGGTCGGTTGCTCCAGCTTCTTTACGGCAGATGTTATTTTCATATAAATTGATTAATGACTGTTTTAATACCTCAGTATCTAAATCAATTCGGTATTTAATACCATCGACAGTTCGCTCGAATGTTGATGCTCTCTTTTTTCTTTTTCACTATTCTTTCTCCAAAATATCATCGACCTCAGTTTCACATTGAGCGATTAATTGACTGGCTATATGTTTTTCGCTGTTGTCTCTATTTAGATATTGAGCAGCAATTAAAAACGCTTTCACTCGGTTAAACACATCCATACATTCACTAACTTGTACTTTTTTTTGGGGGGCTGTTTTATTCATGTCATTATCCCGTTGTGCATTTTCTTCAATTAACCAACCTGCCACAGGGTTTGATAGTTCGTAAGCCAACTCAATTAAACTATCCACTACTGGATCCCCTACAAATTGGCTATTGAGTTGAAACAGTACCGCATTCAATTGAGCGCTTTTTTTTGCGGCGACACTTAGTTCAATTTCGTGTGACATGTCACGGCTCCTGCTGGTATTTGTGATGCCAGTGATAAAACATAATCACGAACAAGTTGTAACTTCGCTGATTTCAAATCCGTTGCATAAACTTCTTTGCGTTCGGCTTTAGCCTGCGGGTCACTACGCTTTACAGCAAAGAAGCAGAACTTAAACAGACCTGTACGGATATCAGGTTTCAGGGCGTTTGAATTTGACGCATAATGTATAATCGCCATTTTTTACACCTCAAGTTAATTATCACTATGATTGTGTGGTGTTAATCACGTTTTGTGTGATTATATTAATCACTAATTGTGTAGTTATGTCAACAACAAAATGTGATTATTTTTATTTTTGTGATTAACTATTTGATAGATGTAGGTTTATGTGAGAAATAAAAAAGCCCTGCGCAGGCAGCGAGGGCTTATAGAATAAAGATTGATATGTATTTATTGATCTAAAACGTCTCGTCAGGCCACTGAGACTTAACCACTTTGCCGATAATCTGGCAGTTACCATTAACAGGTATCATCTCAAATCGTGGGTTTAACGGCTCAAGATAGCATTGGCCTGAATCGCGAATCAGTCGCTTAAAAGTAAACTCATCACCATGCAGCCTAGCGATACAGAAGTCACCAACATTTACAGGCTCCTCTGGATCAATAAGTATTAACATTCCTTCTGGGAAGCTCGGGCGTCCGCCTTGAGGGGCTGTCATTGAGTGACCTTCAACCTCTAACCAGAATGCGTTATCGCTTGCTTTCTTGGCTGTGGGTATCCATGCAGCAGCGTCGCTCCTAGTATAGGCGTTGCTATTTTCAGTGAACGCTCCAGCCTGAATTTTTGAAAATAACGGATACTCAAACATGCGTACTATATGATTTGCGGAATCTCCAAACATTAATTCTGCTGGAGATACATCTAATGCGCGGCTAATCACCACTGCGTCATCAGCACCAATTTTCCTTTCACCTAGCTCATAGTTTCCAATTCTAGATGCAGAAGAATATCCGCACATACGTGCAAGCTGTGCCTGGCTAATCCCTTTGTTTTCACGGAGGGATTTTAGTCTTTGACCGATAAGTTCATTGATGTTTTTCATGCGTATTTTTTAACACAAAACGTGTTGCTTGTAATTAAACGATTTGTGATTGCAATATAATCACATATTGTGTTTAATGTATATCAATATTTGGAGGGCTGAGAATGAACAATATTGCAAAAAGCAGAAGGCAGCTTGGTATATCACAGGCAAAGTTAGCCAGTATTTTAGGGTGGGGAGCTTCACGCATTGCTAATTATGAATTAGGAATCAGAACGCCAAGTTTAAATGACTGCAGGTTAATAGTTATGGCTTTTCAGAAGCTGGGGCATGCATGCTCTTTAGATGATCTATTCCCTACAAAAAAACAGCATGCACCAGATACACAACATACCGATGCCTAAGCATTACTTTCCTGATGATGCTAAGTGGATTCAGGAAATGTTATTGCAACTGTCACCGAGTGCGAGAAATAGGGCGCTAGTGGCTTATTCAGAAGTGTATCAGCAGCATTGGGAATTAGAGCCAGTTTCATACCGCAAGGTTAACAAAGCGAGACATGAAGCGAACTCAAGGCTAAGGCAGTACGTGAGACGTTATTCGAAGGCAATGCAAGGTTATACCTCAGCGCCGTTGTTGGTTGGGCAGTAATTCATTAAGGGGGATTTAGAGGTTAAGACGTTTAGCCGTCTAGATTGTTTTCTGGGGAAGAGGGGAAAACTTTCTAGGGGGGGGTAAGGGGGGTGATCTTTGAAAGGGGTGTTAGGGAGGCACTGCCAAGGAAGGAGTTAGATCTTAAATATAGATCTCTATAGGGGTTATAAAACCAACCAGCCGTTTAGATGGCTAAATGATAAATCTTCCAAAGGCTTCGACCTTGGCAGGGTAAATTATTCAAGTGAGGAACGGATGTTAAACATTACACCAAATTTTGCACAGGAACGCGGTTTAGCTATGTTGCGTCAAAACTGGAAGCAAAACCGCACGTTTATGATTTATAGCCCAACAGGGAGCGGTAAGACAGGGCTAGCGGCATTTATCACAAACGGTTACATCAAGCGCAATATGCGAGTTATGTTCTGTGCGCCATACACAAATCTGATCGCTCAAACAGCGGAGCGTTTTCAAGAGTATGGCATACCACTGGAAGAAATCGGATTTGTTTGGGCCAATCATCCCAATTATGACCCAACAAAATTAATCCAAATTGCCTCAGCAGATACGGTTATTCGTCGTGAGTTTCCTGACAACATTGATTTACTCATCATCGACGAGGCCCATTTACGCCGCAAGAAAATACTCGAAGTCATTCGCGATACTGACCTCAAAGTAATCGGGCTGTCGGGAACGCCGTTTTCCCCGTTTCTTGGTGAGTATTACGAAAGGCTGATTAAACCCACAACGATGAAGGAGCTTATTCAGCGTGGGGATCTAAGTAAATACGAATTTTACGCACCGACAAAGCCGGATTTATCAAAAGTGAAATCAGTTCGTAGTGAGGAATTCGGTAGTGATTATAAAGAGGCTGAGATCGCTGAAATTATGTCGGGTGCGGATTTGGTTGGCGATGTGGTCGATAACTGGTTGGCTAATGGTGAAAACCTACCAACGATCTGTTTTTGCGTCAATGTCAGCCATGCAAACTACGTCACCGTTGCTTTTAACCGCTCAGGGGTAAATGCGGAAGTCATTACAGCTGATACACCACATGACGAGCGCCGAGTCATTATTCACCGTTTCGAACAGGGTGCAACTAAGATCATTGTTAATGTCGGAACGCTTGTCGCAGGTTTTGATAGTGATGTTCGCTGCATCATTTACGCCCGACCTACTAAATCAGAAATCCGCTGGGTGCAGTGTCTAGGTCGTGGATTACGTAAAGCGCCGGGCAAAGATAAATGTCTCATCTTTGATCATTCCGGTTCTGTCCATCGCTTAGGCTTTCCTGATGATATCGAATATGACGAACTGCCTAGCAAAAATGACGGCATGAAAGAGGCTAATAGTTTTCGTGAGCAGGAAAAGCACGAAAAGAAACCGAAAGAATGCACCTCATGCCACTACATGAAGCCAGCCGGTGTTTATGCTTGCCCTAAGTGTGGATTTAAGCCACTCGCAGGGGAAGACGTCGAAGTCGATACGACACGCAACATCAAAAAATTAAGTAAGACTGAAAAAGGTTATACCCAGCAAGAAAAGCAGAGTTTCTATTCTCAACTTAAATATTACCAAAACGTCAGAGCTGCCGAGGGAAGACCGATAGGTAAAGGTTGGGCTTTTCATACCTTTGTTGAAAAGTTTGGCGAAAAATCAAACGGGCTGCACGAGAACCCGCAAGAAATCACTCCAGAGGTCAGTAATTACATTAAACATAAACAAATTAAATGGGCGAAAGGCAGAAAGAAAGCCCAACAGCACATCACCAGTATAAAAAACCAATTAAGTCACACACCACAGCAAGGAGCATTACTTTGAATACAATTGATGCCGCAAAAGGACAATGGGCAAAAATATTTGCGCACTATGGGCTGCCCCCTATAACTGGGCGTAAACACTTTAAAGACAAATGTCCATTATGTGAGAGAAAGGGCAAGTTTCGTATTGATGATAAAAATGGGCTGGGAACATGGATTTGCACCTGTGGTTCGGGCACTGGTTTTCAGTTGCTGGAAAAAACACAAGGTAAGAGTTTTAAAGTTCTGGCTGATGAAGTGGATATACTTCTTGGCAATCACCGAGAAAACATAGTGCCTAAACCACAAACTAAAGATACCTCAATTGCAGGATTTAGGAAACGGGTCATTAAGTGCTATTCAAACCTGAAATCGCTGAAAGATACCTCAGGGGCTAAATATCTACACAATCGCGGTATCTATGAGCTGCCGAGTGAACAGGTTAAATTTTGTGATAAGCAACCCGTAAAACATAACCCTAACAGCTTTCAAGCGATATGGGCGCTGGCAACAGACTCAAAAGGGCAACCTTGTTACCTGCATAGGACGTATTTAGAAGGCGATAAAAAGGCACGGCTATCCCTAGTCAAACGAATGGACTCGCTGCAGGAAGATAATTATTTAGAGTATGCAAATTCAGTCGCTATCCGCATGTTTCCTGTGGCCTCAACACTGGGGATCGCCGAAGGACTAGAAACTGCACTCTCCTGTAAGCAAATCTATGGCGTTAATACTTGGTCAACAATGAATGCGGGCCATATGGCGAAGTTTGTTGCACCAAAGGGTGTTAAGCACCTAATTGTTTTCGCTGATAACGATTGGAGTGCAACGGGTGAGGCGGCTGCTTATGAATGCGCCAGAAAAAACCTAGTGGCTAACAATGATATTGAAAAAGTTAGTGTGAGATGGCCTGACTTAAACGATTTTAACGACATGCTCACACAAGGTTGTGAAGCAAGGGAACGTGTTTTTATTCGGAAACAGAGAGAGGCGGCTTAATGAAACTCGAAAATGCACTGAAAAACTTTCACCCTAAGTCACCGACATTTGGCAATGTAGCAGGTTGCACCTCTCCTGACCGAATAACGGGAACGGATATCATGGCTGCTATGGGGATGACTGAATCACAGGCTAAATTTGGCATGACAGCTTTTCTGGCGAAAAACGATATCAGCGAAGATGATAAATTTTCGACCGTGGAAGCCCTGACTCAATATGCACTTAAAGTAGCACCTAAACTAGTTCGCAAAGCTGCGGGTAAGAAACTGGGTTACTGTTTAATTGTTCTGGCCAAGATGGCATTTGAAGATTATGCCCGTTCAGCTGGTTCAGTTTGTCAGTGTTCAGTATGTAACGGGAAAGGGTTGATCTACAAAATGAAAGATGTTGTCAAACATCCCGGTATCACTACTCTTGAAGGCGAAACGATTGTTGATCCAAATATCAGAGAGGAATTGGTCGGTGAGTTGTGTATTTCTTGCGCTGGGAAAGGACAAATCACACACCGTTGTCGCTGTAAAGGACGCGGCAAGGTATTGGATGAAGCACAAACTAAATTACAGGGCGTTCCCGTATTTAAAGATTGTCCTCGTTGCGCTGGTAAGGGGTTCAACCGTGTGCCGTCGTCTGTGGCATATAATGCAATAAGACATTTAGTACCCGACCTTAACGAAAGAACATGGCGTAGAAATTGGAAGCCGTTCTATGAAAAATTAACAAGTAAGTGTTTTATTGAAGAAAGCGTAGCAGAAAAGGCTTTTAGTTGTGTCACAAAATAGAGTTCGATGTATCATTTTCGATTTATATTCAGCATAAGGAAATAAAAATGAGTCTACAAAATATTGCAAATGACTTAAGGGCAGCATTAGAAACTGGTGTGTTATCTCCATTTTGCGAAGATAGAAGCCTCCCAACAATGCAAACAATACGGAATGTGTTTTGGGATAGTTATACTAGGAATAACGCCGTTGCATACGAGCGCCTCTATGATGCACTTGATTTCCTATGCGACCAAGGATATCTAATTCAGCGTGGTCAATGGTATCGCTTCGCATAACCTGCTTGGTCAAAGCTTGCATTTTGTCCGAAATTGGCTTACTATCTCCCAATAATGGACTTTCTATACCTAGTCACATTAAACAAATTCAAGGCCTCGCAATCGCGGGGCTTTTTTGTATCTAAAACAAACATAAGACTTGCTGTTACGATTGGTCAGAGTTACATGTGTGGTTATAAAGTAAGCTAGAAAATAAAATTTGCTATCTCTTAGGATATGTGGCTTAATGAATTCATCGGTTTGGAAGTACAGGCCTATTTATGCTAGTCAGTTTAAAGTTGTTCACCATTTAGTGTTATCTAAGATACCTCTTCATTGCGAATTCCTTCTAATTAATTCCCATAAGTAAAAATAAAAAAACAAACCGTACCCATGCCTTATGGCAAACTTAAAAATTAAAGGAAATTCTATGTCTAATTCAATGACTGGTTCAGTAAAATGGTTTAACGAATCTAAAGGTTTTGGTTTCATCTCTCCTGAGGACGGAAGCAAAGATGTTTTTGTGCATTTTTCAGCTATCCAAAGTGATGATTTTAAAACTTTATATGATGGGCAAAAAGTAAGCTTCTCATTAGAGAATGGCGCAAAAGGCCCAGCAGCAGCTAACGTAGTGGCGCTTTAAAAACATTATAAAAATTCGTTTCTATTACAAGTGCCCATGTTGTAACGGATCTCAGTATCGGACATCTCAGTTTGATATTTCGGTTAGCAATCCACATGGCGCCACATGTATATTTTGTAAAAATATAATGAACGCTCGTGCTATCTAGTATTTTAAACCTCGCAATGTCGAGGTTTTGTTATATATAAAGATGTGTCTTCTAGGCGTTTTATATTTGCAACATTTTATTTTAAAAGTAGAAGCGAATTTTTAATAGAAACACCCCAAGGAGTAAACTATGAATTGGCTTGTTATTTACGACCGAATAATTAGTTACACCCAGAATATTCTTTTTATTGCTATTATGTCCTTAATGGCTTTTGCAATACTAAACGGGCTTAAATAAGCCTTCTCCGCCATTAACTTAACCGGAAGAGTATTTAGCCTTATTAAGGTTAAGAGTCGAGGTTCGATGCCTCGATGGTGGACCAAAGAAAATATATAGCCTCACTTGTGTGTGGCTTTTTTGCTTTCTAGGTAATGAAAACTCTACTTGCTAGCTTCTATCTTGCACATAGCGGCATTAAAGCGAGTAGGGTTTCCATTGTGGAGAATGCCAAGGCTGATTGGCCAACTCGCATGGGTTATCTGTACTTATCAGGATAGAAGCACACACGCCATGGGGAACCTGAACGCATACACTCTCAGCGTATGCCTCCGCAACACCAATTCTAACAACAAAATATTCCAAAAATTATTCCAAGGGCTACGCATTGCGCGGCTTTCTATTTAAGAGAGGTAGTTATGAGCAATCAAAATGAAGGTGAATTTTTAGGCGTTATTGTCACTAATGGTAATTTAAGCCTAGAAGAACGGGTGGCAGCATTAGAAAAACAGCTCACTGACATGCAAGCGGCAATGATCTGTGAATTAGAGGCGTCAAAATCAACAATTTTTAGCATCAAAGCAACAATTGATGCTAATGAAAAAGCCTTCGTTGATACAGTTAGTCAACTTGAATCAAGGTTTGCTTCATCTCTTAAAAAATGAATCTAAATACTCTAACTCAGCCATCGCTTCGGTAAGTTACATAGGGCTGAACATTTAACTTATCTCAAATGCTGATTAAATTCATTAATCCAAATCCGGTCATCTAATGGTGGCTTTCTATTAACCAATTCCTCCAGTAAAGGGGGTGAGTATGGATCATATGAAAGAAAACCCCGAGTTCTGGGATAACGTATTTCAAATTATTGCTGCTCATAAGGAGCAAGGTATTAGCGCATCACTAGCAACAGGCATGGCGATTCTACGCGGCAAGTACAACGGCGGCGGTTGGAAGAAGACGCTATTTGATGGCGCTATGTGTGCACTATTTGCATGGTTTGTAAAAGACCTTCTAACACTGCTTGGTCTTAACCATGAGTTGGCTTACCTAGCGAGTGTCTTCATTGGGTATGTCGGCGTGGATGGTCTGAGTAAAATTATTAAAGGCAGGGCGGGGGTGAACAATGACTAGACCAGCGCGAGGCATTCGCAATAACAACCCTGGTAACATTGATTACAACAAAGCCAATAATTGGAAAGGGCAATTGCCGCATGACCCAAGTATTGAACCTCGCTTCTGTCGATTTGAAAGTCCTGCCTATGGTATTCGTGCATTGATGGCACTACTTCGTACCTACCAGCGTAAGTACGGGTTAAAAACCGTATCAGGCCTGATTGACCGCTGGGCTCCGACGAATGAAAACAACACCCGAGCATATATTAACGGTGTAGCTAAAGAGTTGGGTGTATCGCCTACTGATGTTATCAGTCTTTATGATAAGGCAACCACAATTAAACTGGCCAAGGCAATCATTCGTCATGAAAATGGCTCACAGCCGTATGATGAGGCTACGTTCGAAAAAGCGTGGGGATTGCTGTGAAACTTGGTGAGATAGTTGTTAGCGTTGTCATTACCTTGGCTATGTGTGCCTTTATTGGCTGGCAAAGCGGGAAAATTGACAGGCTGAATAATCAATTGTTGGCGCATGAGTCTATCAACAAAGTAACCCAATCAGCAATAACTCTTCACTATCAAGCATCGCTCGACAACATCAAAGCAAAGCAATTAGAGGACTCAGAACATGTCAAAGTTAAGACTGTTATCAAAACAGTACTCAAAGACAATGAGTGCGCTAATACTGCTGTGCCTGACGATGTTGTTAGTGAGTTGCACAAGTACAAAAGAGGTATTGATTCCCGTTCAGTCTCCACCAATACCAGCACAGTTAACCGCTGATTGTCCTCAACCTGATATACCTGAAAAAGTAGATTGGGGCGACATGCCACAACTGCTAGTTGATGCGATGAATTCAATAGCAAAGTGCAATTTAGATAAGAAAGCCATTCGAGAGATTGAAGCAAATAGGTTAGGTGTTAAGAATGGCGACAGATAAAGCTATGGCGTGTTCTGGATTTGCCTCCTGTAGGAATAAATAAACTCCAGCAGCAGTAACAATCTTAAATAGTAGTTCAGTAATTCGTACCATGTAAATCTCCTTAGTTAAAGTAGCGATAGGGCGTGATTCCCTATATGGGCACCTATTTTTAACTTGTTGATTTAATTTGGTATGTGTTTTGCTTTAGCAATGCGTGAAATTTGACAACAAAGAAATGCCCCAGATATCGAGGCAAAGTAGAGAATAATAGTTCATGAATGTAACGTCACTATACGTTAATCGTGAATAACCACAACATTAAAAAGGTAGTAATCTCAAGCAGATATTACAAATCTGAGCCTCGCAAAATAGCGGGGCTTTTTAATGGAGAAATATCATGACAACGCAGGGTTTTGATAAGCCAGATCAATTCCGGGAAGAACTGGATAAAAGCATTCTGAAAGAATAAAAAAAGCCCACACACCGCGGGCTAAGTACATCTGTTGAACTAATGAATATCACATTAAATGTAGTTGACGCATTCAAAATATGCAAGCGAATAATGAGCCTCTGAGAAATCAGGGGCTTTTTAATGGCTTCTTCGCAATTAAGTGAGGTGGTCTCTATCTGGCTGACGGGTAAGCCGTAAGTGACCTGATTAACGTAGTGATACGTGATGATGGTTGCGAACTCTACGCATTTCACTCTGTGCATAGCACGCACATTTAAAACACCAAGAGCCTACAGAAAGTGAGCCTGAGAACTGCCGTTATAGCTGGCAAGCTCTCTTGGGGCGGCTTTTCTGTGCTACAGGCTCCCTTTCTATAGGAAATATGCAATGATTAAAATCGTACATATGAAGTATGACGAAACCCTAATCCCGTTTAATGGGGATTGCTGGGTTAATGCCACAACAGCCGCATCCTATTTTGGTAAAAGGGCAAAGAACTGGCTAATCCTTGACTCCACTAAGGAATATATTAGGGAAATTGGGCAAGAGCTTGATATTAAACCATTTGATGAAAAAGGGCAGATTTCTGCCATTTTAGTTCGGGTAGAAAAAGGTCGAAACGGCGGTACTTGGATCCATCCTGAATTAGTGATTGAGTTTGCTAGATGGTTATCACCTAAATTCGCTCGCGCTTGTGATAGACATATTAAAAACATGTTGATGTCACAGAATATGACATTAACTGAAGATCAAGTAATTGGGCTGCTGACATACAAAGAAGCTACTGAGTGGGAAAAGAGATTTCAAGAACCCTATTACAGAGCGTTATCAAAGATGTCAGGGACTCCTTATTTTGGTCATGTTGGCGGTTGTCCGTTATTGTTCGCTGGCATCACGGCTAAATGGGTTTATGGCGTTGCATTACCTGATTATGTCTATGAATCAGTCAAAGAAAATAAAGGCGACAGAGAAAAAATCCACCAATACCTAAAAGGTGATGCTCTACTTGCTGTAGAAAAGCAAATGGTTGCAGTGACAAACATTGCTAATAGCTCTGTTGACTACAAAGACTTTGATGCTCGATGTATGGCTGCCTTTGATGTTAAAGGGCAAATGCAGTTACTTTATCCATCGGGCAATCAACCATCACACACTGTAACATTACAATAGGTCGCTCAGCGGCCTTTTTTATTGGGTGGAATATGAAAACAGGAATCATCACATACAAGATGTCGCTTCGTCCATTCATGAAGCCAGTTTTAATTATCGCTGCCATTTTTCATATGGATTGGTTAGCGAATTTATGCTTCAAGAAAGAACTCGTTCTTGAGGGTGAGGAAGTAGAAATAAGCAGTTAAATAATAAGGTAAAGCATGACTACTGAACTAACAGCAAAAGAGAAAATCCGCTTAGGCTTACTTAGGCTAACAGGCAATAACACCGCAGCAACAGCAAAGGCAATTAAGCTCATCAACGACGACCAACTTGAATATGAGTTATTTGTCCAACTGTGGAATAGCAACAACGGCAACTTTGATAACGGCAGCGTAGACACGCTAACGAAAGTTGACTCTGTCTATCAGCGAGTGCAGGAAACAAAGAAAACGTTATTCAACGATGAAGTAGCAGAATAACCGGTTTTATAAAATTCTACAAACGTCATTCATAGAGTGGCGTTGATAGAGTTTTATATAGGTTTTTGTTACTGGCGGTCTCGGGATTTACGAGACCCATATAAATAAACCTAGAATAATATTCCAAATAGCCATCAGTTAACCGCTGGTGGCTTTTTCATTTATGGAGACAATCATGTCAGATAGAAAGACGATTCACCTAAAAGTATCGGTAGACACAACCGACTTAGATAAGCTGGAAGCACAACTAAAGCGCATTAAAGAGTTGATGGGTAGTGCAGGATTGAAGCAGCCAGCAAGCGTTGGGTTTGATGCTGATGCATTCCTTATTACAAACGGGCAGGTATTTATTGATGAAGCATTGATTTCAAAAGCAGCACCAATGCCCACAATTAAATATACCGTTTCAGGCTTGCACAGCGATGAATACAAAGAAGACTTAAAACAAGCAGTAAAACAAGCAATACGACCGGTCATTCGTCAACATATTAAAGTTGAGCGATCTGAGTCGACGTTGAAGCCATCCGCTACCGTCGCTCGGTTGGATGACGCAGTATCTCATAAAGAGACAGAATTCGATCAGTATAAGCAACAAGTAGAGGCTCGATTTGATGAGCTTCAATCACAACTAACCCATGCACAATGCACATCAGCTGCTAGCGAACAATCAACAGCGCAATACCTATCTGGTCTACAGCGTCAGATTACCCAGCTAAATAAGCAGCTTGAAGATGCGCGATGCAAAGAAAGCATTAATAACATGTCTATCATCAGCTTAAAGCAAACTATGGAGCAACAAGAGAAATCGCTAGCGGAAACCATCAAGCGGACGATTGCAGAGGATCTGTGTCGCGGTGGTACTTTGTCGCGCATGTTATGAAGAAGCCAAATGTTTATGGCGGTCGATGGGCGAAGGTCAGGCGCGACTACCTTACTAGACATCCCTTATGTGTGATGTGTCAAGAGCAAGGGCGCGTCACTGCCGCAACGGTTGTTGACCATATTACCCCCCACCGTTTGAGGGACGCGCTTGAGTCAGGCAATGCTGAACAGATAGCCAAAGCTCAAAAGTTATTCTGGGATACCAACAACTACCAAAGTCTATGTGCACCACATCATAACTCCACTAAGCAACGGATGGAGAAGAGCGGTATTGTTGTCGGCTGTAGTGAAGATGGTATACCGCTTGACCCTAACTCACACTGGAATAAATAGCATTACTAAATAATCAACAGGACAAAGAAGATGAAGAATGAAAAGCAAGCAAAGCTATCAAAACTCTATCGAGGCGATGCGTTTGTAGGATTTGGATTATCAGTGGATGGGGTTCTGTTGAGCAATCAAACCTTACTTCGTATAGAGCACTCAAATGGACGTCATCCACCACAAGTGACGGTTACATTTAATTCGAATAGTGATTTGACAGTAGATGCACCTGATATTCATTTGAAATAGTTGCAATGCGAAATCATAACGGTAGGGGAGGGTAAAAAGTTCAAAACCTTTGCCCTGAATTACCGACCGCTAACCTTCGAAATAACGCTAACCCGATTTTTTTTCTTTTTTTACGAGGCACTAATGGCAGGAAAACGAAAGCGCTCCGACAGTGTGAGCGCTGAAATTCAAGCCATGCAAAATGCTGCCGCTGATACCATCGAACCGCCACGCCATGCAGGTTTGGAGAAAAAAGCGGAGCCATTTTGGCATGACAATATCCGCTCGAAAGCCCTAGACAGTTGGACACCCTCTGACCTGTTGGCGGCGGTAGAATTAGCCAATAATCAGCTCTATATCACCGTTTTACGGCGTGATTTACGCAAAGAAGAGCGAATACGAGGTGAGGAGCGCAACGAAGCGCTGATCAAAGATTTGCGCAAGCAGGTCGTGGAGTTACAGCGTACGGTGCTTGCACAACGCCGTGATTTACAAATCCATTCTCACGCCACTAACGGCGAAAGTCGTGACCAACGCAATCGAAACAAAAACGATGCCAATGCCAGAAACACCCTGAATAATATGCAGGATGATGATCTACTGGCGGCTCCCATGCATTAAGGAGGAACCATGACACGAGGTGAACGTGTTATCGCGTTTATTGAGCGTTACTGTATTGTTCCCGAAGGGGAGCTATTAGGCCAACCTATGCGGTTGGATGATTTCCAAAAGCGGTTTATTTTGGCGATCTACGATAATCCACATCGCACGGATAAAGCCTATTTAAGTATTGCCCGTAAGAACGGGAAAACAGGGTTGATTGCCGGTATTTTACTGGCGCATTTGATTGGCCCTGAAGCGGTGCAAAACTCACAAATTGTCAGTGGCGCCATGAGCCGAGAGCAAGCGGCCATCGTGTTCAATTTGGCAGTGAAGATGATTAATCTGAATCCGACGCTGCAAGAGATTGTCCATATCATTCCCAGCGGTAAGCGATTAGTGGGTAAACCGTGCAATGTGGAGTATCGCGCCTTGTCCGCCGAAGGGAAAACCGCGCACGGCTTATCGCCTGTTTTGGCTATTCTTGATGAAGTCGGGCAGATAGTGGGGCCGCGCAGTGAGTTTGTGGATGCCATTGTCACTTCGCAAGGGGCACATAAAAATCCCTTACTGATTGCGATCAGTACGCAAGCCGCGAGCGATGCTGACTTATTCAGTATTTGGCTCGACGATGCAAAAAACTCTAAAGATCCACACATTGTGTCTCATGTGTATGAAGCTGATAAAGATGCGGATGTGTTAGATCCCGAAGCATGGAAAGCCGCGAACCCTGCACTGGGTAATTTCCGCTCCTTGGATGATATGAAACGATTAGCGGAGATGGCCTCACGCATGCCGTCGAGTGAAAACACCTTTCGTAACCTGAATTTAAATCAGCGTGTTTCCACGGTATCGCCGTTTATTTCCCGTTCGGTGTGGGAGTCCTGTCAATCACCGGTTCAACCGATTGTCGGCAAATGTTATGCCGGCCTTGATTTGTCAGAATCGAAAGACTTAACCGCCTTAGTGGTGATTGGTCAGTCTGCCGATGGTAAATGGAACCTGTATCCGTTCTTTTGGACTCCGAAACAGACACTATTAGACCGTGCAAAAACGGATCGTGTGCCGTATGACGTGTGGGCGAAACAAGGCCTACTTCGCACGACCCCGGCTCTATGGTTGATTACGATTATGTCGTGAAAGATATCGCGGAAATTCTGGCTGATTTTGATATTGAAGTCATTGCGTTTGACCGCTGGCGTATCCAAATGTTTAAGAAGGCCGCGGAAAACATAGGATTAAGCTTGCCGCTGGTTGAATTTGGGCAGGGGTACAAAGATATGGCTCCCGCCCTCGATAAGCTTGAGCAGATGTTACTCAATAAGCAGATCCGGCATGGCAATCACCCTGTGATGAATATGTGTGCGGCAAATGCCATTACCATTAAAGATGCTTCTTCAAACCGTAAACTGACCAAAGAGAAATCAACGGGGCGGATGGACGGCATGGTTGCTTTTGCGATGGCCGTTGGCGCTTCAAACGGCGTTGAGATTGAGCACGGGGATATCGACGGCTTTTTTGATGATCCAATCATGGTAGGGTTCTAATGGCCAGACGAAAATCACAACGCAAGACTCGGCAGCTACAGGCTAGCCAGCAAAAAACGCCGGTAGGGATTGATACTCAAGATTTATTAAAAGCGCTAGGCGGACTAAGCAGTAGTGGGAAGACTGTATCAACAGATAAGGCGCTACAGCTTTCTGCTGTCTGGTCATGCGTTCGGCTCCTGAGTGAGTCGATTTCAACACTGCCCTTGAAAATTTACCAGTATCAAGCTGACGGCTCTCGGGTGATAGCGAAAGACCATCCTGCTTATCGTGTACTGTGCCGGCGGCCTAACGCGGAAATGACCCCCTCACGATTTATGTTGATGGTTGTTGCTAGCATTTGCTTACAAGGTAATGCGTATATTGAAAAACGCTATATCGGTGGAAAGCTGGTTTCCTTGCAGCCATTATTGCCACAATTAGTGACGGTAAAGCGACTTGATAATGGCCTGTTGGATTATCAATGCGTGGAGCAAGGGGGAAGAATCGGCCTATCCCCGTTAAAAACATGATGCATATTCGTGGGTTTGGGTTAGACGGGGTTGTTGGTCTTACGCCGATCCAGGTGGGGCGCAATATCTTAGGTTCGGCGATAGCTACCGATGAAACGGCCGCTAAGATTTTTCGCAATGGCTTGCTCGCATCAGGCTTCTTATCCTCAAAAACGGCACTGACTAAAGAGCAGCGCGAAAAGTTGCGGGGTTACTTGAACGCATTTATCAGCTCTGAAAATGCAGGCAAGTTGATGATTTTGGAAAATGACCTGTCCTATAACGGCATTTCCATGAATCCCGAAGATGCGCAGCTATTGCAGAGTCGCTCATGGAGTATTGAGGAAATTTGTCGCTGGTTCCGGGTGCCGCCTTTTATGGTGGGGCATGCCGATAAACAGAGCAGTTGGGCATCCAGTGTGGAAGGGATGAACATGCAGTTTCTGACCAACACCTTACGGCCGTTACTGGTCAATATTGAGCAAGAAATCAACCGTTGCCTGCTTGATAGTGATGATGACTATTACGCTGAGTTTTCAGTTGAGGGATTGCTCCGTGCGGACAGTGCGGGTCGCGCTGCATACTACACAACGGCATTACAAAATGGTTGGATGAGTCGAAATGACGTAAGACGGCTCGAAAACTTACCCCCCATTGAAGGGGGAGACATCTATACTGTTCAGCTCAACCTGACGCCCATTGAACAATTGGGGAAAGACACATTGCGTCATGATCCTGAACAGCTCAAGGCGCAAATCACAAATTGGTTGTTCCCTGAGGGTACTCCCACGGTTCAACACAACTCACCTCATATCGAGGAGTAATTTAAATGAAAAAAAGTCATCTGCCAGTTGCACTGGAGGATCGCACCTGCGCATCGATTAGCTATGAACTTAAACCTAAAGCACTGGATAAGTGGAATAGCGGTATTCGCGCCGCCAGTTCGGACAACACTATTTCGGTGTTGGATGTGATTGGTGAGGATTTTTGGGGGGAAGGCGTTACCGCTAAGCGGATTTCTGCCGCCCTCCGCGCTATCGGAAACCAAGATGTTGTTGTCAACATCAATAGCCCGGGTGGGGATATGTTTGAAGGATTGGCCATCTATAACCTGCTTCGTGCACACAATGGTAAAGTCACCGTTAACATTCTCGGTATTGCAGCCTCAGCCGCTTCCGTTATTGCCATGGCGGGCGATGAAATCAGAATGGGGCGCGGTGCTTTTTTGATGATCCATAACTGCTGGGCTGTGGGGGTCGGCAATCGCCATGACTTTGCGAAATTGGCGAATGATCTGGCTCCTTTCGATAAATCCATGTCGGATATCTACGTTGCGCGTAGCGGTCTACCAGAAGAGACCATCAGCCAGATGATGGATAACGAAACCTATATTGGTGCGAATGATGCGATTGAGAAAGGCTTTGCCGATAGCCTGCTCGCTGCCGATGTTATGGATGATGGCGATGAAAGCCCACAAGCGGCTATCCGTAAATTAGATGCCTTACTGGCTAAAGCTAAAACACCACGCTCTGAACGACGAAGGCTCATCAGTGCGTTAACACGAAGTATGCCGAGCGCTACTTCAGATCCTCACGGTATGCCAAGCGCTACCTCTGAAATTAATCCTGAAACTCTTTCTGAATTGGAAAAGGCGGTAAATGCCTTCGCCACAGCTAACTAATCGGAGACATTATGTCTGACACAAATGAACTATTGAAAAATCTATCGGCAAAAATTGAAGAAGCCAATGGCAAATTTAATGCTAAAGCCGAAGAAGCGCTAAAAGAAGCGCAAAAAGTAGGCAGCCTTAGCGCGGAAACTAAGGCCGCGGTCGACAAGATGGCGACAGAGATCAATGCGCTGCGTGAGTCTGAAAAAACATTGAAAGCTTCCTTAGGCGAGTTAGAGCAACATGTCGCTCAAATGCCGCTAGGTAACGCGGTTCAGGCTGCAAAAAGTATCGGTCAGCAAGTCATTTCAGCCGACGTGTTGAAAGATATTAATTCCAGCATTCAGGGCAACAAGCGCATTTCGGTTCCCGTTCAGGCCGCGCTAACCTCTGTTGATGTGGCTGACGGTGTGGTTGAGCCACAACGCTTACCGGGAATTGATGTTGCGCCGAAACAACGCTTATTCATTCGCGATTTAATTGCTTCTGGGAAGACAACCTCGCCGGCCATTTTCTGGGTGCAACAAACGGGATTTACTAACGCGGCTACCGTGGTGCCGGAAAATACCACCAAGCCGTACAGCGACATTCAGTTTGCAACCAAAATTACGCCGGTCACGACGATTGCACATATGTTCAAGGCATCTAAACAGATCTTGGATGACTTTGCACAGTTGCAGTCATTGGTGGATGCTGAAATGCGTTACGGCTTGAAGTTTGTCGAAGAGCAAGAAATTTTGTTCGGTGACGGCTCTGGCGCGCATTTGCACGGCATCATCCCGCAGGCGTCTAAGTTCAAGGCGGAGTTTGAAGTCGATAAACAAAACGGCATTGATGATTTGCGTTTGGCTATGCTGCAAGCACAGTTAGCGCGTTTCCCAGCAACGGGGCACGTTCTGCACTTCATCGACTGGGCGAAGATTGAACTGCTGAAAGATTCACTGGGCCGTTACATTCTGGCGAATCCGTCTGCATTAACAGGGCCAACGTTATGGGGCTTGCCCGTCGTGGTCACGGAAACTGCCGCATTTAAAGGTAAGTTCTTAACCGGTGCCTTCAACGCGGGCGCTCAGCTTTTTGACCGCGAAGAAACCAACGTGGTGATTTCAACTGAAAACGCGGATGACTTTGAGAAAAACATGATCTCTATCCGTTGTGAAGAGCGTTTGGCATTAGCCGTGAAGCGTCCAGAGGCGTTTGTTTACGGCGATTTTACAGCGCCTGCGTCGGGTGAGTAATCCACTTAGGCGGCCTTTGCGGTCGCCTTTCTTTTGGGAGCATCGAAATGAAACTAAAGCTATTGCGCCCCATTTGCTTTGGCGGTGGCGTGGCCGTTGAAGGTGATGAAATTGAGACGACTGAGCAGCATGGGCGTGAATTGATCCAAAAAGGCTATGCCTCTGACAGTGTTGCCAATCACACCACTGGACAGTCGAGCACAAAGCAAACGAAGGCGAAAAAGGAGAAATAATGCTTTCTCTTGAACTCGTTAAAGCGCATTGCAATATCGAGGCTGATTTTACTGATGATGATAAGTTACTGGATGTTTATACAGCGGCTGCCGTGAAGTATGTCGAAAACTACACGCGGCGGAAATTGTATGAAAGCGAATTATCTACCGGTTATCACGACGATCCCGAACCATTACTGCTAAGTGATGATGTCAAAAACGCCATGCTATTACTGATTGGTCAATGGTATGCCAATCGGGAAAATGCGGTGATTGGGTCGTCTTTCTCATCCCAGCCTCTCGCGGTTAGCGCGCTACTTCAACCTTACCGTATTTATGGTTTATAAGGAGGCGGGATGCAAGCAGGGCGATTACGACACAAAGTCACCTTTCAGAAAAACAATCCTGTTGAATTACCGTCAGGCACTTATGTGGATAATTGGCAAGATATTGCCTCGGTTCGGGCGGAAGTGAGAATGATTAGCGGTCGCGAGTTACTGGCCGCGGATGCAGAGATGGCCGAAGTGACTGTGCGTGTTTGGTTGCGCTATCGGCCGGATATTACTCCTGCATGCCGTATGGTCTATCGTGGGTTAAATTACGACATCCAATCGGTGATCCCTGATGTTAAATTCACACGTCTTGAGTTGTTGTGCAAGCAAGGAGTTTCCGATGGTTGATGTGCGTATTGATTTTGGCGGACTCCATGACGTTTCTAGGGAGTTGGAATTACTTAGTCAGGCAGAAAGTAACAGAGTATTGCGACAGGCGGCTTATGCGGCAGCGAGTGTGCTACGTGATGAAGCCAGAGCGAAAGCCCCAAAGCGTACAGGGAAACTGGCCAAAAACATTGTTGCAGGTAATCAACGCGGCCGTCAGCGTGGTGAGGTCTCGGCAGGGGTTTATGTTCGAGGCACCAATAAAGCAGGAACAAACAGTGATAGTAAGATGAAGGCGGATGATCCGCATAACGCTTACTATTGGCGCTTTCTTGAGGAGGGAACGTCAAAAATGCCCCCGCACCCCTTCATTCGCCCTGCATTTGACAGTAAAGCGGATGAAGCAGCAGAGTTTGCGATCAGCAAGTTAAATCAGGCCATTGATGAGGTGCTGCGACGATGACCGAAGGCGATATCATCCCTCTGTTAAAACCGGTTTTGCCGAACAAGGTCTTTTCTTATGTTGTACCACAAAACAAACCCGTCACAGCGCCTTGGTGCGTTTTGTCTATTTACGACATCCCGAGTGATGTCTTTAGTGGGCAGGCGGAAACCATGACCAATATTCAAATTGATGTCTATGCAAATACAGTTGACGAAGCGCGGATCATTCGTGATGGGATGCGGCAAGCGATTAACGTATTGAACCCTACATCAATAACGGAGCGGCAATCTTATGAGTCGGACACAAAGCTTTTTCGCGCCACCCTAGAATGTCAAGTTTGGCAATAACTTCAAATTACCCTCACAAGCTGCTTCGGCAGCTTTTTTATGTCTATAGGAAATTAAAGAATGGCTAAATATGAAAAAACGCAAGGCACCAAAATCAGTGTATCTAGACTGGCGGCAACGGATATTACTGCTGTCGAAACAGATTCGGTGTCGATTGATTGCTCAACGAAAGAAATTAGCTATACGGGCGGTCAAAAGGCCGACATTGATGTTACAACACTATGCTCTACCGAGCAGGAGACCACAAACGGGCTGCCAGCTTCGGCGGAAGTGACTATCAGTGGTAACTGGACACCTGACGAGGGCAGGAGGTGTTACGTCAGGCGTATGACGACGACACGGTTCATGCCTTTAAAGTGGTTTTTCCCTCGGGTAATGGTTACGTCTTTTTAGCAGAGGTGCGTCAAAATAGCTGGTCAGTTTCCACTGGTGGCGTTGTTAGCGCTTCATTTACGCTGCGCTTGAAAGGTAAGCCAACGCCCGTCGTAAAAGGCAAGTCGGCACCAGGAACGCAGTCTCAACCGACCGGAGGCACTAAGTAATGGCAAAGAAAACCTTAAACTTGCGTGATGTCGCCCTGAATGCTGCAAATTCATTTCGCACTAAAAAAGTACACGTCCCTGAGTGGGGTTGTGATGTTGTATTGCGCGAGCCGTCGGTCTCTATCTGGCTGAAATGGCTAAAAGAGCACCGCGATTTGGGGGAAACGACCGAAATGAGCACGGAAGAGGTGGTGAAGCGTAACCTTGAAACGGATGTTGAGTTCCTGATCAACGTCCTGCTTGACGAAGACTTAACCCCAGTTTTTACCCCCGAAGATAAGGGCGAGGTACTGAAAATTTACGGCCCCGTTCATGCACGGTTGGTTAATCAGGCTTTTCAACTCATTACCAGCACGAATGAGGCAGAAAAAAAGTCCGTGAGCCTGCACTAAAGTTCTTGCTCACCTTGGCCTTACGGCTAGGGAAAACCCTCTCTGAAATCAGTCAGATGCCTGCCAGTGAATTACAGCTCTGGTGGGCATTTGATTCGATAAACCCCATTGGTGATGCGCGTCAAGATGTGCATGCAGCCCAAATTACAGCCGCTATTTTTAATGCTCAAGGGGTCAAGACAACCTTGAACGATACGCTGCTCCGGTGGGATGTCGAGAGTGTGCAGGCGGAGGAGCAAGCAGGGTCGGGATTAGAAGATTTTTTGCATCATTATCAGGGTAACGATTTTGCTGAGGGGTTTTTATGTCAAAACTTCGTGAACTTATTATTAAAATTTCAGCTAACTCAACCAGTTATCAGGCTGAAATCGCACGCGCCAGCCGAATGGGAACGGATTATTATCGTTCGATGGGGGCAAACAGTCGTCGCCTTGAGCGTGAATTACGTGCTCAGCGTCAGGCATTAAGCGACATCAATAGGCAACTAGCCACTGTCACTAATACCGCTAAGACAATGTCAGGGGCGTTAGCGGGCTTCTTTTCGGTATCAACGCTGATCACCGTTGTTGATGACTGGGGGCAGATGTCCGCGCGGATAAAAATGGCATTAAATTCAGTTGAAGGCGATGTCAGTCGTTATGAGGAGCTTCAGCAGCGCTTTTTAACGGTGAGTAACCGCAACGGGAAGGCGATTGAAACGACCCAAGAATTGTATGTGGGTTCAGCTTCGGCCATGAAAGAGCTGGGATATTCCACGGAAAATACGCTGGATTACATTGAATCGTTATCGTCGGTTTTTACGGCCAATGCGACCAGTGCACAACAAACTGAATCCGCATATAACGCACTAAACCGTGCGATGGTCACCGGTGTTTTAAAGGGCAATGACTGGCATTCTGTCTTAAATGCGATGCCTAGTGTGGTGGGGGATATTGCCAAAGAGCTTTCCCGTATGCGCGGCGGGGTTAAGGTCACAGAAAATGATGTTAAACAGATGGCATCCAAAAGTGGCATTGCAATGACATTATTTGCCAACGCGTTGATTAATGCCAAAGAGGCGAATAATGCCCTTGCAGACAGCATGGATAACACGGTTTCGGATAGTTTCACCAAGGCGACCAATGCAGCCAAATCTTATTTTGGTGAAATTAACGCCAGTTTGGGGATCACTCGTTCCATGGCGGCAGGGTTAGCTACAATCAGTGAAAACTTTAGCAGCTTTGCGACAGCGGCAATTGCGATAGGGGGATTGGTTTATCGCGCTATATGGGCAATTTGTCGCTGAGTGCGTATGAAGCGGGTAAAAACATGCTTGTTACAGCGAAAAACAATTATGTTTTGAATGCAGCACAGGCGAAAGGGTTAGAGACCACGCTTGAGAAAATTCGAGCTGACAAGGCATTTGCTATTACCACTCAAGAGTCATTAGCAGCACAGCTACGTGCGGCTCAAACTGAAACTCAGCGTAATGCAATACGTCAACAAATGGCGAAAAACTCAGCCACAATCATTTCTCTTAATCGTGCTGAAAGAGCGACTGTTGACGAGCTTACGGCCGCACAAAATCGACTGAATTTTGCATCGCGAGCTTTGCGCGGAACAATGGCGCTATTGGGTGGACCTGTCGGTGCTGCCATGATGTTGGGTGGCGCTTTATTTTATGTGACTGAAAAGGTTGGTGAAACTAAACAAAAAGCTCTTGAGCTCAACTCTGTTCTTAAGATCACGGTTGCTGAATTAGCAAATCTAAGCAAGGCTCAGTTAGGAGCAAAGCTAATCGAATATAAAAAGAAATAATGGAAATGGAGAAGGTTGCTAATGGCATTCAGGGGCAAATCCATGGTATCAAAAACGATCATACAAATAGCTTCGGTCGGATTTTCGGGAAGAAAGGCCCTGACAATGATAGGTTAACAGAAGAACAAGCTAAACTTGATACAGTAAATCAAAACCTTAACACGATAAAAGCTAACGCCGCAACGGTGAAGGAGCTAATAGATAAAATAGATTCAGGCTCAAAGGTCGAAGTATCTGGAAATGGCGAGCTCCCCACCCCGAAATTGACTGAGAGCGATAAAGACAAAGGTAAAAATAAAGCGCTTAACGATTACCAGCAATTGCGAAAATCGATTGAGTCTGAACATTTTTCAAGTCTGCAAAAGATACTTGCTGATGAAAAGGAGAACAACGACAAATTAATTGAGTTGAATAAAAAAGGCTACGTCAGTCAGTCTGAGATGAAGCGTCTAGCGCTGCTGAATGAAGAAAATCATCAGCGCAAGCGCTTAGAACTCGCAGAAAAATACAGTCCTTATGAAGCCATTGTTCGCAAAGAAAAAGAAGCCGCCAAGGAGCTGAACGAACTTCGTCAAGCCAATCTGTTAAGTGAGCAGCAGTATTATACCGCCAGCTTGCAACTGCGTAATGATTACATCAAGCAAAAGTTAACCGAAGAAGCTAACCAAAAGGCCTTACCAAGTTATGAGCTTTCGGGGGAAATTGACCCTGTTGTTAAACTGCAAAACCAGCTTAATGAACAACGAGCATTATATGAGGCCTACCGCAACAATGACTTGATTAGTCAGGAGCGGTACCAGGAACTCATGATTGCAGCAACTAATCGCTCGAAAGAGGCTCAATTAGAAGCTGCAAAAGAGCTTTATGGCGCACAGGGCAAATGGCAGAAAATGCAGATGAACTTGTTGGAAACTGTTGAGCAACGCACTAGCAATGCGCTGACGGGAATATTGACAGGCTCTAAGTCATTTTCAGAAGCGTTGCAAGAGCTATCAGCATCACTGGCTCAAGCTATTATTCAAGACCTTGTTCGTATTGCTATGCAAGCCATGATAACAAATTCACTGACGGGGTTGTTTGGCGGTCTTGGCGGTTCATCAGCGGGGGCGAGCGCGGGAGCTTCTAGTGCAAATACCGGTGCCATGGGGATGTCTACGAGTTGGCAAAGCTATGTGCCGAACGCTAAAGGTGGAATGTACAACACACCGGGGCTTAGCGCTTATAGTGGTCAAGTTATTGACGCTCCGACATTTTTCCTGTTTGCAAAGGGTGGTGTTCCATCGCTGGGCTTGATGGGTGAGGCAGGGCCAGAGGCGATAATGCCGCTGACACGCACAAAAGATGGCTCGTTAGGGGTTCGTGCTCAACTGCCTAAAGTTGATATGCCTGTTAATGAAAAAACGGCTGGTGGCACAACTATTCAGCAGGAAATTCATGTTCATGGTAATGGTGATGCTGCGCTTGAAGCGGCATTAAGAGAGGCGGCGCGACAAGGGGCAGAAGAAGGCGCGGCAAAGGCTAAAGCGGATATCATGCGAGATTTTCAAACAAATGGTAAATTGCGTAAAACGCTAGGGAAATAAACATGGACATTCTCACTTGGCCTAAAGAGTTGGAGCCATCATCCCTTGATTGGCAACTGATTAGCAACACCAAAACCTTTATTTCAACGTTTACTGGGAGCGCACAAACCGTGCGTTTCCCTGGTAGCCGCTGGCGCTGTGATTTAGCACTCAATAACTTAACGGATGATAAATCGCGGATACTGGAAGTTATTCTGGCTCAATTAGATGGGGAGTCGGGGCGTATCAGGTTATTTGATTGGGCAAGGTGTGGTGTTGACAATGTGGGGAGCCTGTTGTTAATCAACCCAATCAAACTGGGCGCTCCTTGTTAACTAAAGGTTGGATACCCAACTCGTTGGTACTAAGAGCTGCCGATAACATCACAATCAATCATGAGCTTAAAAAGTAACCTCTGACGTGATAAGCGATGCGGAAGGAAATGCAACTATTGTGTTTTCCCCGATGCTTCGCAATCCCCCTTCAGTAGGTGAAAAAATTGAAGTGCAAAACCCTTATGGCATCTTTAAGCTAACCGACAATAACCAAGGTCGGCTGCGTCGAGTGCCGGGTATTTTTACATCAACGACACTTTCTTTTGAGGAGGCGCTTTATTGATGAATTATCATCCTTTTTCGAATGAGATGGTTAAAGCGATTAATGAGGGGTGCTATATCGTCGTCGCCGCAAAACTTGACCTAAAGTCCGGAGTAACACGGGTGCATACATCGACGGGCAATTTAATCATTGCAGGTGAAGTCTATCAAGGTGTGGGGCAGTTTGGTGCTATTGAGACGGTATCAGAAGAAAATACAACTAGCCCTCAGCAACTTATTTTATCGCTGAGTGGCTTTGACGCTTCACTCTTAGGCGATGTAATGAACGAGCGAAGTCGAGGGCGCGAAGTTAGGATAATGATGGTTGCGCTTAATGAGGACGGGCAGCCCGTTCTTGCTGAGGTGTTATTTGCGGGGCAGATTAGCAATATTGGTGTGAGTGCGGGGGATAAATGTGAGGTGGCTGTTACTGTCTCAAATCGATTTGAGCGTTGGTCACAAGGGTTACCGGATAGGTTTACTGACGAATCGTGGTCAAAGCGGCACAATGGTGATCGTATATTCCGTTACTCAGCACAGATGGCAGAGCGTGCAATTTACTGGGGTAGCAAAAAAGATGCTCCTGTATTTATTTATAAGTGATCTGAACCCCCGTTATTTGATTTGTCTCTATTTTATTACGTTTATGGGTTTGGTATGGTTATTACACCGCTAATGTATTAAAAACAATCGATAGGCTAGGTATCTGTGGTGGAATCAAATACAAAAAATATTGATAGTGACATGATAAGTCACATAGAGCGAATTTACGATGATGTTGTTATGTATTGTACGCACAAAAAGACATTTAATAGTGAATTGCTATGTAAAGTATTTGAGTTGGACGAGCGTACATGCAGTGAACTTATCACAACAATGGTCATTAATGGGGTTGTAGGTGATATTGGTGATGATGGGGTGTATAGGGTTAATGATAAGTATAATCATAGAGATTACTTAGTAATGAGTAACGCAGCTAAATACGCCGGATCTCAAATTAAGCGCAAGGAAAAAAAATCAGGTAATTCTGGAGCTCAAATTAAGAGCAATGAAAAAGAGTCAGGGGGTGGAGGAAAATATTTCGCGCTATTAGCGTTAATTGTTTTTTTGGTGTCTGTTTATTTTCTTTTTAGATCGCCAGTTTCACTATTATTACTTGTGCCGTTATCGTTAATTGTCGCTGCTTCTTGTGATAAAGTGGGGGCTATTGCCTCATCGATTGGTGTTATTGTAGTTTGTGTTTTTAGCTTGATGTTTGTTAATTCGTCAACCCCTATATTTGGTGAAGGATATGAGGCAAGGCTTAAGGCTGAGGAGCTTAAAGACAGGATAAGAAAAGAGGCAATAGAAGAAATGAATCAAATCTCGTTTGGTGAAAAACGATTGAGGAATTCACTCAAAGATCCGGCCTCTGCTGAGATAAGAAGCACTAGGCTTGGCCGTTCGGGGGCCGTTTGTGGGCAGGTAAATGCAAAAAATAGCTTTGGTGCATATACAGGCTACAAAAATTTTATTCAAATAGGGCAGATGTCATTAATAGACGATGGTACAAAAGGTTTTTCTGATGAATGGCTAAGTTTATGCAATTAATTTACATAATTTAGCCTTTTTTTATGGAAATATTTATAAACACCCGCTTCGGCGGGTTTTTTTATGCCTGGAGATAATTAAATGCGCCACATCAACTGGACTACTCGCCTCCCTCAAACCTTACAAAAAGCAATGAGTCGCCCTTTTTCATGGGGTGAACATGATTGCTGCTTATTTGCGGCGGATTGCGTGATGGCGATTTGTGACTTTGATCCATGTGCAAATGTGCGAGGTCGATACAAAACCAAAACAGGCGCAGCGCGGGTGTTGAAATCCGAGTTTGGTGATATTGAGTCAGCACTATCACGCTTCTTTATTGAAATCCCCGTAAATACAGCAAGTCGCGGTGACATTGTTCTGTTTGAGGGTGACGAAGGTAAAACTCTTGGCGTGTTGTGGGCGAATAAAATTTGGGCAGTTACTGAAGAAGGGGCTAGACCCGTAAGGCATCAACCAGTGAAGGCATGGAGAGTGGAGTAAATGGGTAAAGTTGTATCAAGTGTTGTTTCGACGGGTCTGATGATTGCTGGCGTTATTGTTACTGGTGGACTAGGAACAGCTTTAATTGCAGCGGGCATTGCTGTTCAGGCTGCTAGCTCAATGCTCTTCAAGGATAAATTGCCTTCCGGCTATCGCGACCAATCAGAACGCAAACAAATATTACGCTCTGCTGTAGCACCAGAAACCATTATCGTCGGTAAAACAGTGTGTTCAGGGCTGCTCTTTTTTGCCGAAGAAGAAAAGGGTGACCAAACAGAAAACGAACGCTTATTTATGGCACTAGCCATTGCAGCACATAAAGTAGACCGCATTGGCAAGATTTGGCTGAACGACGATTTGATTAGTGAATTCGGCGATAAAGCGGATTATGAGTTTCACAATAGCCGCACGGATTGTGACCCTTATTTGCTGAAAAATGCCCCGTCATGGAAGGAAGACATGATAGGGGATGGCTTAGCGTGGTTACGCTTAACGCTAAAGTACGATGCTGAGAAATTTCCATACGGCGTACCAAACGTCAAAGTCGAAGTGTGGGGGAAGCAAATCTATGACCCGCGCACTGGTAAAACCGTGTGGAGTAATAACGGCGCATTAGTCATTCTTGATTATTATCGTAGTTATTTAAACGTTCCTGATTCCGACATTGATTTTGATGCGTTCAAAGTCGCTGCTGATTTATGTGATGAGCCTGTAATGACCCCAGAGGGTAATACGGAGCCCTGATGAATCCCCTAATGATTTTGGTAAAAATCATTAAGTTAAGGTGGATACACATCTTGTCATATGATCAAATGGTTTCGCGAAAAATCAATAATCAGACAACAAGATGTGCGAACTCGATATTTTACACGACTCTCTTTACCAATTCTGCCCCGAATTACACTTAAAACGACTCAACAGCTTAACGTTGGCTTGCCACGCATTACTTGACTGTAAAACTCTCACTCTTACCGAACTTGGCCGTAACCTGCCAACCAAAGCGAGAACAAAACATAACATCAAACGAATCGACCGATTGTTAGGTAATCGTCACCTCCACAAAGAGCGACTCGCTGTATACCGTTGGCATGCTAGCTTTATCTGTTCGGGCAATACGATGCCCATTGTACTTGTTGACTGGTCTGATATTCGTGAGCAAAAACGACTTATGGTATTGCGAGCTTCAGTCGCACTACACGGTCGTTCTGTTACTCTTTATGAGAAAGCGTTCCCGCTTTCAGAGCAATGTTCAAAGAAAGCTCATGACCAATTTCTAGCCGACCTTGCGAGCATTCTACCGAGTAACACCACACCGCTCATTGTCAGTGATGCTGGCTTTAAAGTGCCATGGTATAAATCCGTTGAGAAGCTGGGTTGGTACTGGTTAAGTCGAGTAAGAGGAAAAGTACAATATGCAGACCTAGGAGCGGAAAACTGGAAACCTATCAGCAACTTACATGATATGTCATCTAGTCACTCAAAGACTTTAGGCTATAAGAGGCTGACTAAAAGCAATCCAATCTCATGCCAAATTCTATTGTATAAATCTCGCTCTAAAGGCCGAAAAAATCAGCGCTCGACACGGACTCATTGTCACCACCCGTCACCTAAAATCTACTCAGCGTCGGCAAAGGAGCCATGGGTTCTAGCAACTAACTTACCTGTTGAAATTCGAACACCCAAACAACTTGTTAATATCTATTCGAAGCGAATGCAGATTGAAGAAACCTTCCGAGACTTGAAAAGTCCTGCCTACGGACTAGGCCTACGCCATAGCCGAACGAGCAGCTCAGAGCGTTTTGATATCATGCTGCTAATCGCCCTGATGCTTCAACTAACATGTTGGCTTGCGGGCGTTCATGCTCAGAAACAAGGTTGGGACAAGCACTTCCAGGCTAACACAGTCAGAAATCGAAACGTACTCTCAACAGTTCGCTTAGGCATGGAAGTTTTGCGGCATTCTGGCTACACAATAACAAGGGAAGACTTACTCGTGGCTGCAACCCTACTAGCTCAAAATTTATTCACACATGGTTACGCTTTGGGGAAATTATGAGGGGATCTCTCAGTACGGAGCCTCGCTATACAATTAATGGCGCTTATGAGCTTTCCGAATCGCCAGCATCAGTGCTTGACCACATGCACAAATGCATAGCTGCTGAGCCAACCTATGTGGCTGGAAAGCACGGTATCTTGATGCAAGCGTACAATGGGCCTGCTGTATTGCGTATCGAGCCAAATCAAATCATTGATACAGTCAATATCACACCAGAATTAGGGTTACGTGATGCAACCAATGCGATTTACGGTACGTTTGTCGATGCAGAGCAACAATATATTCAAACAGACTTTGAGCCTGTTATTGTTGAAGAGTGGGTTGAAGAAGACGGATTAGAGATAAAAGAGAACATTGACTATCGTTTTATTGTTAGCCCGTATCAAGCCGCAAGAGTCACAAACTTGTATCTACGTAAAAAACGTGCCGGTCGTCGTATTCAGTCAAAGATGAATATGGATGGTTATGCATATAGACCGGGGGATGTTTGCTTACTTAACTTGCCCCATATTGGTATACAGGACTTTGAGTGCCGCGTGGCTGAGTGGAAGTTTCATCCACAAGAGGGTGTCGAGTTACTGCTCGAAGAGGATGGGCCACATATCTATGAAGACATCATCGGCAAGCCGTTTGTTAGACCGCCATTTACTGTTTTGCCGACTGGCGGGGTGGCTCCTCCGCTTAACCTTGCCTTTGTGGCCACAAATATTGGTGAAGTGGTTCAAGGCTATCTGAGTTGGCAGTCAGCCGCTGCCGATGTTCGCTATAACACAGTGAATATTCTTGAAAATGGCAAGGTTATCCAATCGATTCAAGTACCGAGTGACCGCGTTGAGTTATCGGGGCTTGTGCGTGGCTCATATCGTGCCGAAGTTCGGTCAATTAATGCGGCTGGTGCGATGTCTGCCCCTGCTATTGTTGACTTTGATATTCAAGCTCCACCTAAACCGATCAGTGTTGAAATGGTTGGCGGTATATTCTCGTTGACTTGCATCCCTCATGGTGGTGAAACCGCGCAGCATGGCTATACATTTGAATTCTGGTTCAGCGACAAAAAACTGGCCAGTACGAATGACGTCGAAGTCACCACAAAAGCCAACAGACAAGGTCAGGGGCAATTTTGGACTAAGGATAACTTAAAGGCGGGTACTGACTATTGGTTTTATGTTCGAACAGTCAATAGTTATGGAAAATCGCAATTTGTCGAAGCTGTGGGTCAAGCCAGTGGAACGCCAAAGGATATGGTTGACGAGCTGGGCGACACCTTCCTCACCACCGAGGCAGGCAAGCAGATGCAAGAGCAGATTGACTTTAGCAAAGAAGCTATTGCAGAGCTTGAGCTTGATGCTATTGATGTGAAGCAGAAAGTTGTCAGCATTGACAGAGATGTTGAAGCGGTCAACGAAGCGGTGATGATGAACACTCAGTTCACTACAGAATTACATTTCAGCTTGAAAGAAGAGGTTGCTGATAGAAAAGCTGAGATATTCCGCATTGAGCAAGTGCAAGTCACTGACAGAGAAGCCGCTGCGCGCTGGCAAGAGCAAATCACCGCAAAAGTCGATTATAACGCATCTGAAATCCTGAATATTAAGGATGCTCAGTCGAGTTATGAGAAAGCAACAGCGCAGCAAATCAGTCAAGTAAAAGCTGATGTCGATGGTGTTAAATCACGCGTCACAACAGTTGAGACAGCAACCGCCGATTTAAAGCAATCACAAGCGAAGTTTGAACAATCAACGACAGCTGAATTCGGCGAGATGCGCGGCTATATCACGCACTTTGAGACGTCATTGTCAAATGTGGAGCTTGCAGTTTCAGAAGCGATAATGCAGACGACAGCTCAAGTGAACCAACACAGCTCTGAGTTGCTACAGTCGAAAGCGGAAGTTAAGCGTATCGCGAATGCAACTGCGACGAACGAAAAAGCAACAGCCGAGCTTGCAGAGAGCGTGAAAGCGCACTACGAAGATTCGCAAGCTGAATTCGTTGATGTACGTAAATCAATCGCAGAGCAAGATAAAGCACACTCAGAACGCACAGAACAAGTACGCGCAGAACTCGGGAAAGATATTAACGCTAATAAAGAGGAAATAGACAAGACAAACAAAGAGTTATCAGATATCAGCGCCGCAGTGACAACTAACACAAAGGCCATCGCTGAGACGGATAAGACATTGACGGAGCTTGAGCAAGTGTCTTCTTCACGCTTTGATAGCAATGAAGCGACGATAGCGAACCTTCAAAACACGCAGTCTAACATCGAATCATCGCAAGCTGAAACGACGTTACAGCTCGCAGCACAGCAAAATGAGCAAGGGTCTGAGCTTTTACGTGCTAAAGCTTCTATCCGTGAAACCAACAAAATTATTGTTGATAACGATAAAGCTTATGCGCAGAAGTTCACGCAAATTGATGCCCAGCTCGATGAGAACGGCGCTCGTTTTACGCGAGTTGAAGAAGCACTGGCAGATACTCAGCAGTCAGTTGCTAAGTCGATAGAGCGTCTTGATGCTCAATTTGACGAAACACACGCAGCGATTGAGCAGATGGCAAAAGTGGAAGTCGATCATCAAGGGAACGCTTTATCAATCATCTCGTATAAAGCAGCAGTGATGTACAACGGACAATCATATGATGCCGCGATGCTGGTTGGGGCTGGTGTTAAGGATGGTCAAGTCGTCACGCAAATTGGTTTCAGTGCTGATACGTTTGGTATCTTTAACCCTGTAAGCGGCAAGCTAGAACCCGTGTTTTTTGTTGAAAAAGGACAAGTTATTATCAGTGAAGCGCTTATCGGAGATGCAACAATCACAAGTGCAAAAATCGCTGATGTGCTGCAATCAACTAATTTTAGCGATGCTAAAAAAATAGGGTATCAGCTGAATATGCGTACAGGGGAGGAAAAGAAATATGGAAACGGCACGCAAGGCTATTGGATAGAAACCAGTACACTCAAACAGCTGTTCAGCCGTGATGGTAAGTTAAGATTACGAATGGGGATGTGGTGATGGGGATAGGTTTAGAGATTTATGATGAAAAAGGGCGATTAATCATTAGTGAGGACACAATTATTCCTCGGTACTTGGGGAATTTCAATCTACCACTAGGGAAAACTGGGAGTTTAAATGTGCCCACAATTACATTAGGAGGAAGAATACTGTGTCACTTTTCAATACGTTGGCGGTTCATTATGGGCAATTATTTTGGCGTCACAATGCCAAATTATCAAAATATGAAGTGAATGGTTCAACAATTAATTACAGTGTTGATTACCCAATTTATAAATGGGAAAACAACGGAGCAGGGACAGGCGGCACGAGGTTCTACGACAGTTTTACGCATCATGTGACAGTGTGGGCAATATGATTGGACTTGAAATATTTAATGGCAAAGGCGATCTTCAACTCAGGGATGATTTAGAAACGATGTGCCTTCATAGAAAAGTTGAGGACTTCGAGCTGGGGTTAGAAGAGAGAATATTATTCCCCACAGTTAACACATTAAACGGCTCATATAGTGTCGCTCCTATATCAAAAGTTGATTACCCAAAGTCTGGGGCAGGCCTAGAGATATTCGGCGCTGACGGGAAAATCAAGTTCTCATCACTGGCCAAATTCATTTCTTTTGCGGGCGAGTACAATGTCACGTGGGAAAACACTGGCACCGGTGAGTTTAGGTTCAACGGCATTTCTGGCCACCGATATGGCTGGATACAGCAGCAAGGTGATAGATATCTGCATTACAGGAATATAAGAAGATACTTAGACCCCTTTGACTTTGAGTATTACTATGAAGCAGACGTTTATTCAGAAGGTTATTCTTACGTCGATGACAAAGATGGATTAACTATTAAGTATATTTATGAATTTATAGCGCACATAGATAGTTACATCGACACCCCACCATCAAGAGAAGGAACTGGAAGATTCCTTCAGGGCATCATTATTGATATTTCGATGCTAGATACGTAACTACGAACATCATCACCCCAAAACAAAAGCCGCTTAATTGCGGTTTTTTTGTATCTAAATTTCGGAGAATATTATGTACAACACAGGAACAGTTACCACAACAGCAAACAGCACAAAGTTAATTGGAACTAACACAAAGTGGAAAGATAACAACTCGCGAGTATCCGCAGAGCAGGTTATTTTAATTCAAAATGGCGCAACGATTTATATCAACAGCATTGCGTCTATTCAGAGCAACACAGAGATAACACTGAGTTTTCCTGTGCCTGCATCGGTAAGCAATGCGCCGTATCAAATACTGACAACGATGGTGAATTCCGTTTCAGATGCAGCAAATAAAATCGTAGCAATGAACGTTTCGAATGTGCAGTTCAGCGATATCTTAAATCGATGGGCGACAGAAAGCGGCACGATTACAGTGACGTTGCCAGACGGCACAACACAGCAGCTGAGAACGGCGAAAGAGATGGATAAGCTGCTGGATGGGAAAGCATCACTGGACTCTTCTGGAATTCAGTCATTTAAAAAAGAAATCAGAAATAAAGAAGCTATTGGTGTATGGTCTGCTGATGGCAAGCAAGTATTAATGCTCTCATTAGCAAGAGGCACGCCAGACATCTACTATAGAATTGATGGCGTTACATACAACATCAATCTTCCGTCCAGCTCAGGGACTCTTATGAGAGTAGGGCAATATGGATTCGGTGGAAGCGGTGAAGCACTCTCAATGAATGAGCAAGAAATGATCTCTTATTACAAAAGCAAGGATAGGGTTTCACATATCTTCAGAAATTCCGCCTCGGAAACACCTTACCATTTCACATATGGGGCGACCGCTTTTTTCAAAGCAGGTGATACATATACAGCAATTAGCGCTGACTACACAGGAAAAGGCGTTAGAGCTATTGGTGGGAATGCCAATAAATTTTTCGATTACAACATCTGGACAGATAGAAACACCACAAAAGACGCTAACGGCAATCTAAAAGCCGCATCCCCGATTGTGAAAGTTTTTGCTGACCACATCGAACTCAACGAAGAATCCGAGGGCGTTGAAATGGAGCACCTTGGTGTAGGGCACTATTTAATTAAAGGCGTTGTCGGTTTTAACTCGGATGGAGCATGGGGTATCAATAACGGCTTTGTTATTCCGCAGGATCACAATGGGAAAAACATGGTGCTTATTGATTATGAGGTGAGACCTGATGGTGATATTGAAGTTTTTGTTTTCCATCAACAGAACGCTGACCTACCGGAGCATTTTCAGAACAAGCGCATTAAGTACATAGATAAAGACGGCAACCCTGTTTACTACGAAAACTATGAGCCGTGTGACGTGCCTGAATCGCGCTGGATAGATATGCGCGTCGAAATGCCAGTGAACTCCATCTACAATCTCAAAAAAGCAGAAGCCGAGCGATTGGCGAAAGAGGAGGCGGAGAGGCAAGCGGAGGAGGAGGCTGTAGAGCGCTAAATAAGCAAAAGCCCCTATGTTGTTTAGGGGCTTATTCTCAGCGCTGACTTAGTTTGCTATCGCTACCTGTCGCGCTGGCTACTTGTCAAAATATTCTATATCTTCCGTTTGGTTTCCTTCGGGGAGCCAGCTATCATCTTCCCAAATCTCTTGCAGCACTTCTTCGATGTAGTCTTTTTTTTCATTCTTTTTTAGCCCATCAATATTTAGGCTAGTATGAGCTCCCCAGCCAATATCCACATTTAATTCAGGGTATTTGTTTTTTAATCTCTTCTCAACTTGAGCTTGAAGCGCTTGAAAGGTGCCGATAGGGAGCTTCCCTTTCATGTTGAGCTCAAGTCTTATTTTGATATTAACCAT